CGACCGGGGTTTTGAGGTTGCCGGCCACGGTGACGATCTTGGTTTTCATGGTCGCGAACGCGGACCGGATCGCGGTCGTCATCGCGGACCACACCGTCCGGATAGCGGTCACAGACACCTTCCACGCGGTGACCAGCGCCCGCACAATCGCTTTCACCGCGGTGATCGCGGTCGTGATCTGGACGACGAACAGGCGGGCGAACGTGCGGACGATCGCGGTCATACCCTTAAAGGTTGCGTCCATCACCCTGCGGATCGCGGGCACCTTTTTGTAAAGGATGACGGCTATGACGATGAGAGCGGCGACTGCAGCCGCGATCCCGAGCACGATGAGCGCGATCGGGAGCCACGTCAACGCGAGCACCGCGGAGACGGTCGCGGTGATCGACAGCGCAACATTGAGCGCGAGGATCACGACCACCAGCGCGGCGATGACCCCGACGACGATCTTGACGACGGTTTGGTTTTCGCTCATCCACCGCGCCACTTTTGCGAGCACCCCGGCGACCGCGGCGAGGATCGGGAGCAGCGCGGTCCCGAGATCGCTCTTTAGGTTCTCGAATGAGGCTCGAGCTTGCTCGGTGCGGGCCGCGAGGGTGTCTTGTTCTCGAGCTGCGGCACCGTGAGCTTTCGCGGTTTGTTGGGTGATGAGCTTGAGGGTCGCAAGGGTTTTCGCTTGTTGCGCGGCTTTGCCGGTGAGCTTGTCGGTCCCCTCCGCTGCCATGAGCGCGGAGATCTTGGCAGCCGAGAGCGAGGTGCCGTACTTCTCGAGCGGATCAAATTCGCCTTTCATCGCGGACGAGAGCGCAGCCACCGCGTCGGCCGTGGTCCCCCCGAACATCGCGGCGAGATCGGCCCCCTGATCGATGAGCCCCTTCGTCTTTTTGGTCACCACGTCGAGCGGCAGCCCCGCGTTAGAGAGCTGGGAGCCGATGAGGGTCGCCAGCTCCCCATACTCACTCTTAGCGAGTCCGATCGAACCGGCCGCACTGTCGGCCCACTTTTTTACGGTGTCCGCGTTCTTGCCGAATACCGCGTCGACACCCCCGAAAGCTTGTTGCGTGCGGGACGCGGACGCGGCAGCGTCGGCCCCAAACTTGATGATCGCGGCCCCCACCAGCGCGGCCGGCACCGCAGCTTTACGGACACCCGACTTGAACTTGTCCATCGAGGTCGCAGCGGAGTCGAGTCCTCGTTTCGCTGCGGTCGCATCGGTGAGGATCTTGATTGAGAGGATCGCGGAACCGGCCACTCAGCTCACCCTCTCATCTGCCGTTCGGTTTCGGTCACAGTGGTTTCGTGTATCTCGAGCAGCGTCGCTAGGTCCTCATCGGATGCGGCCCCGGTCAGCCACCCGACGTCGATCCCGGCGTGGTAGGCGAGTTCGAGGCAGAGCCGGCGTCGTCCGTTCGCGGTGTTCCATCCTCCGGCCGGGTAGGGTCCACGTCCTCCGTTTCGACCGCGAGCGCCACACAGTCGGTGTCCTTGAACTGTTCCCACCCCCCCGCATACAGTCCGAGCCGGCGTAGCGCAGCCCACGCGGTAAAGGTGTCCTCATAGTCGAGGTGCGGGACGGTGCCGGTCCCGTCCTTGACCGCGAGAGCCGGCCACGAATGTTTCTGCGCCGTCTCCCTGTATCGCATGACGTCGGGGTGAATGACCCTGACGTCGGTGTGTACGGTGCCGTCAGCGAGCTCGACGGTCGCCAGCGTACGGGTGAGCTTCGGCATGATTCCGACCCTTCCAATGGTGCGGTGAGTGTTCTAGGTTCCGTGGACATGGGAGATGATCCGTTCGACTTCACGGAGGTAATAGCGTGTCCACGTCGGCTCAGTGGTGTGCGCGGCTTCGACCATGAACGGTTGCGCGGCGATGTGACGTCTCGGCCACCCCCAATGGATCGGGCCCGCGTAGGGGGTGCGGGCCCCACCGGACTTGACGACCGCAGAGGTTTTCGCATTGTTCCCCCGCACCGAGCCGGCGAGCCGGCCCGATCTGCGGGGGGCCATGGCTGCGGCCCGGAGCGCGACATACCGCGCCACGGTCGCGTGTACGGCGCGTAGGTCCTCGAGGTCGTCCCCCGCAGCCTTGAGAGATCGGCGGAGCTCGCGGGCCCCGTCGACCCGTAGGACCGGGGCCCCGGCCACGGTTACGCGGCCTCGGTGTCGTCTGCGGCCTCGAGTCCGGTCGCGCCGGTGCCGTAGACGATGGCGGGTTTCCCCACGCACGTCCACTCGAAATCGGATGTCATGTCGGCCCCCATCTCATCCCCACCGAACTCGAGCGGGTCGATGGTGAGGGTGCCGGTCGCGGTCGCCCCGACGTCGGTGTTCGGGGTGAACGTGAAGGGGAGCGCGGTGCCCGCGGACCCCCACGACAGAGCGTGGAGTCCGGTCGCGGTCGCGAGATCCTGGTCGACGTTCCCGGTCAGCGCGAACGTGTACGTGGTCGCCCCGGCCGCGACGTCCCCGCAGAGCTTCGTGGTCGAGTCAGCCTGATCCTTGGAGACAGTGATCTTTGCGTTATTGATGAGACACGATGCGTCGACGGGGGTGCCGGTTTCCCCGATGGTCAGGGTGCCGGGTCCGAGCGGAGTGTTCGAGACGGTCATTGCGGGTGGTCCTCTCAGCGGGTGGCAGATACGGGGTCGCGGTCGAACAGGGGGAGCGGAACGTCGGGGGCATAGGTGATGAGGGTCGGGATCCGTAGACAGGGGAGCCCTGTCGGGTCGTCGGGCATCGTGACCCGCTCGAATGTCTGATCGTCGGGGAGCAGCCGCAGCCCCGCGATCTTTGCGGCCGGCCCGACCCTCGAGGCGAGACGGGCGAGTTCGCGGGTCGCGGCCCGGGTGGTCGAGTCGGGGACGATGAGGAGCAGCCCTATCCGCAGCGTCTCGGTCCCGCAGAGTTTGCCGGTGTTCTCGGTGCGCGACTCGATCCGGACCAGCACCCCGGGGGGGTTGACGTCGGCCGCGTCCTCGGATGCGTTGAGACCGGCCGCGGCGAGATCGGAGACGACCCCCTCGAGCACAGAGGCGAAATCGGTCATCCGACACCCGGCCGCAGATAAGCGCCCGTACGGAGCGCCCGATCAATATCGGGGTCATATTTCGCCACGAACGACACACCGACGTCCCCGAACGTCTCCACCCCGGCCGGGGAATTGCGGCGACGCAGCTCGCGGGCCGCATACATCACCGCACCCTGATACGTCTCAGCATCCGGGGCATACGTCGACACCGGGGGGTCGCCCTCGGTCGAGCCCCATTCTGGCCGGCACCGTTCGACGTGCGCCTCGGTCATCGCGCACACCCGACCGACCTCGGTATCCGATGACGCGGGGGGTTGCGCATTGTCACGCAGCCACGCCCGGACGTCGGCCGGGTCGAGCCACACCGGAGCAAACCCGGTCGCGAACGTCGGGTCGGGTCGGGGGGTCGCCCCCGCAGCCTCGAGGGGCGAGTCCTCGAGGCTAGACGGGTTGCGGGGGTCGACCATCCGGGGTTGCCTACTTGTCGGAGCTGCGGGCCGGGGGTGCCGGGGGCGGCGGGACCGGGGCCGCGACCTTCACGATTCCGCGGGCATCATGGATGATCTGCCCCTGATACCCGAAGATCGCGACGTCGATACCGCCCTTCGGGATGTTGATCGCCTGCACCCGGAAGGGGCCCGTCTCACGGAAGTCGACCGCGTTACGGTCCGCACCGAGCATCGTGCCCGAGGGGAGCGACGGAACTACGTCGACCACCACACCCGCGACGCTCGAGGATCCTTCACCGGAGATCGTGACCACGGACTGATTGGTGAGCCACCAGGGAACCTCAGCGAGCGGGAGACCGAGGAACGCGGCGAACACGTCGGCCGACATTCCCAGCGTCGAGAGCGACGCCCCGACGCTCGCGAGGGTCGAGGCGATGGTCGCGATCGCCTCGGGCACCGATGCCGCGGTCCCGGCGTCGGTCGCCTCAGCGAGCAGCGTCGCAGCGAGCGCGGCCTCACTCTTTTGCCCGTAGTCGTGGGTTGCGGCCTCGAGCAGCGCGGCGATGAAACCGGAGTTGAAGTCCTCGTAAATACGGTCAACATCCCACCCGCCGGCGATGCGGGTCGCGGCCCCGGTCGCGGGGACGATGCTCGCGGGCGAGGTCGGGATGTCGGTTTTGTTGCCGGCGTACGGTCCGACGACCGGGGTGACATCCCACTTCCACCCTTCCCACGTCATCCCGGTCAGCGCGGGCCCCGAGAACACGTTGACGAAATGCCGGTCGTCGCGGCGGGGTGTCCACAGCTCACCGAGCCACATCGGGCGCAGGAAAGCGCCCCCGGGGTCTCCGGTGTTCGCGGGGATGATGTCCGCGAGCGCAGCGTTGACCGTGGAAGCCTCGCCCGCTGCAGTCATCACCGGGGCCAGGGTTGCAGCGAACTCGAGCAGGGTACGCGGCCCCGCGGGGGTGGTGGTCCGTTCGGCCGCGGGGAGCGGCCTCGAGGCGTCAACGGTCGGAGTCACGGTGTTCTCACTTTCACGAGAGTCAGACTCACCCTCAGGCTGAGGGTCAGGGTTGTCGGGTGATGCGGCCGGCACCGGGTCGGGGGTGTCGGCCGCATCGTCGGGGGCCGCATCGTACGTAGTGTCCTCGTCGTCGGTGTCGTCGTCGTCGTCGTCGTCGGTGTCGGGGGCCGGTGTCTCGGGGGGTGTTTGTGATGCGGTGAGCACCGCACCCGCGAACGCGGGGACCGCGACTTGCGCGACCCCGACGAGATCGGCCGAGACCACCACACCGTCTCGGATCTTGACATCGTGGAGCTCGACCGAGAGCCCATCGCGGATACCCTCAGCGGCCTCGAGGAGCGCGAGGTCACCATCGGGGGTCGCCCCCACGTGAAACGACATCGTGAGCGCGTCGGGGGTGGAGTCAGCCTCGAGCGCGTACCCGATCGGGGTGGTCCGGCCATGCTCACGAAACAGCTTCACCCTGCGGAGATCGGCCGGGAGCCGGATCGCGCCCTGTTGGATCGCGAGACGGCCGGCCGAGGTCGAGCCCATCTCACCGTAGGGGATCGCGACCCCCGCGAGCCGGCGTGCGTCGAGCTCGGCCGCGGTGATCGTCGCAGCGGGAGCGGTCAGGGTCAGCGAATAGCGCATCGTGTCAGTCCTCGGTTGCGGGGCCGGTCGAGCTGGCGGTCGGGGTGGTGAGATCGGCGGTATCGAACGCGGACCGTTGACCCCGGGGAATCACGTCATCCATCCCGAGCCGCGACTCAATCGCACCCATGTAGAGCGAGAGTCCGTAGTCGATCCACTGTTGATTCCTAGCGGTCGCGGTCTGATACTCCAGCGACGCTCCCTCGGTGGTCGCGTCGAGCATCGCCCCGGGCATGGAGATATGGCGGGCGATGTCGAGAGCAGCCGCATTCCGGCCCCCGATGAGCAGCGCGTCGGAATCCATGCGGTGTTCCTTGGTTTCGAGCGCAGCGTTTGTGAACAGCACCCCATCGGATGCGGCGAGCGCCGATCTCGCCTCGGTGACCACTTCTCGACGTTCCTCGGGGGTGAGGGTCGCCCCGGTGGTCTGATGCAGCTCGAGCCGGAACGGGTGTGCGGCGACGTCTGCGGAGGTTTGCTCGAGGCTCGAGGCTTGCCGCACCGTACGGGCACCGAACCGCAGCAGCCCCTCGTGGGGGCCGGGGAAGTACACGAGACGGGCGGGGTCGAGGGGGTGTGCGTCGGTGTCGGTGATGACCCCGGCCTCGTTGACTGTCCACGCGGCATAGGGGAAGCGGAGCAGCGACGTCGGCCGGCCGTCGACGTCGAGCCCCGTCGAGTACCAAAGCGACTCGCCATAGAACACGAGATCGTCGACCGTCCAGAGCATCCGATACCAGGGTGCTTGCGCGGTCAACTTCCACCGGGTCGCATCGGAGGCGTCGAGATCGCCTATCTGCCCATCGGTCGCGTACGCCCACGTCGGTTGCGGGGCCACCAGCTCGGCCCCCCGCAGAATCTCGAGCGGACACCCCGCGATCGCGGAACAGGTCAGATGCCGGCCCCGGGCGACCGCGGGCACCCGCATAGCGGCCCACCGAGACAGGGGGAGAGCGTCGAGGGAGATCCCGAGATCCGGGGCCACGAAATCGTAAAGGTGCGAGTCGTCGGCCCATGCCTCAAGCTGCGGCTCGAGCGGGGGGAGCACCGGGATACGGGGGAACAGCCAATCACGCACCGTCACCGGAGGCTCACAGGGTCACCCGCTCGACCGCGGCCCGCTCACGCTTGCGGCGTGCGTAGGCGGCATCGGCTGCGGCTTTCGCATGGAACGCGGCCCGGTGTCGGTCCGCTGCAGCCCGAGCGTCCGCGGTGTTAGTGAACGGGCCGGCCCGGAACCCACACCCCGGGGCCGAGCAAAGCGTGAGAGCGTCGGATCGGGAGCAGTCCAGACGCAGCAGCCGCATACCAGGAGTTTCTACCGCACTCCTACCGACAACCGGGCCGGCCGCATTTCTCATCTACATGGCAGCGGCGATGGGTTTCACTTCGTCGGGGGCTAGGTGCGAGACACCCCACAGAGCGTGCGAGGCTGCGACGAGAGGCGCTACGGGGGCCGCGGCGAGCCTCCGTGCCCATGCGAACCCCCCAGAGTCTCCTAGGGGTCGGATCGCGGCCCCGTCGACCGCATCAGTCAACGCCGGAGACGGATACACCGAGACGGTGCCGGCGTTGATCGCGTCGAGGAACCCCGCAGCAGAATTAGCCACATCTGCGGCTTTCATCACGATGAGCGGCACGTCGGCCCGCTCGAGCGCGTCGACGGTCGGGCCCGCGGCCCCGAAACGGTCCGCAGCGAACGGGGCCCCATACGCGGCCGAGAGCTCGACACAGCGGGGAATCAGCCACTCGAGCCCCGGCCGGTGGTCCGCGATCTCGACATACCCGGGAGCAGCGACCGCGATCGCTGCGGAGCCCCGGTCCGCGGCGACGTCGACCGCGAAACACAGCCGCCCGGTCGGTCGGGGGGTTGCGGGGTCGAGCTGCCGGCCGGCCCATGCCTCGGTGCCGATCACCCGGTCAGCCGAACGGGTCCAACGGTTGCCGTACTCGCGTGCGAACCCCGCGGCCCCCATAGCGGCCCGAGCACCCCGCAGCGCGTCGAGATCGGTCAGCCGGCCGAGACCGGGGTGCGTCCGGATCCATGCGTCCTCATCGTCGGGGTTGTCCTCGGGGTCGAGTCCCCACTCGAACACAGCGAACCCCGGCACAGACTCGCGGGCCGACGTGAGATATCTGCGGAGGTAGTCGGATGCGTCGGTGCCTGCGGTGCCGACGATGATGAGCTGGCGACGGGGCCGGGTGGTGAACGTGGGGAGGATGGTGAGGTCAAGTTGCTCACCGAGGATCGCGTTATGTTCCTGCGCCTCATCCACGATCACGAGATCCAGCGCGGAGGATCGCAGCGCACCCGCTTTCGGGGGAAACGCTTTCACATAGCTGCGGCCGGGGAGGGTGACCCGCTCGGTCCCCGCGGACCGGCGTAGATGAGCTCGAGAGGCGAGGGGACCGTCCGCGAGCTCACCGAACCGCTCGACCATCCGTTCGGTCGTCACATGGCCGGTTTGTGCGCAGTACGCGGCCCGATAGTCGGGTTGCTCGAGACAGCGGCCGAGAGCGAGATCGAGAGCCCACGTCGTCTTTCCACACTGTCGGGGGACGGTCACCACCACGATCGGGTAACGGTAGCGGCCGGCCGGGGTCCGTTCCCCGATCACGTCGGCCGCATAGCGTTGCCAGGGGAGCCACGTGCGGCCGGCTAGGTGTGCGATGAAAGCGCCCGCGGCCCCGTCAGTCGACCCGATGCCCCTCGGGGTCGCGATTCTCGGCCGCGGTGAACTCTGCCAGAGCTCGAGTGAGGGGATCACTGTCGGCGCGGACGGCCGCGAATACCCGGTCATACGTATCCCCAAATTCATGCACGAGAGCGGCCACCGGCATCCGGTCATAGGGTTTGACGTTGAACCGGAGCGCATAGTCGAGTGAGTCGATATTGTCCGCGAGCGTCCGCAGAGTCTCCACCGACGCGGCCGAGAGCTCGACCCCCGACCCGCGGGCCGCGGTCACGTCATCCTCGAGCCCCTGCCTCACCCGGCCCCGCTTACGGGGGGGTGGGATCGCCTCAAACAGCACAGGATCGCTCACCTATCAACCTCCGTACCTAGGCAATACCTAGGAACCCCCGCGGGTCTCGGGGGAACACACACGAAAGG